TTCACGTTGTTGTCACTCTGTTTGTCACTATGTTCCTCTTAGAACAAAAACTTCCCTTGTGGGGAAGCTATGTATAATTATATCATTGTTTAGCCTCCATTTCAAATCAATACATTATTTGCTATACTTCTTCTATGAAAGTAGCCGTATACACAATCGCATTAAATGAAGAAAAGTTCGTAGAACGCTGGTATGAATCAGCAAAAGACGCAGACTACCTGCTGATTGCCGATACTGGATCCCAGGATGAGACCGTCGAGATTGCGGAATCACTAGGAATCAATGTAATAAAAATTAACATTAGCCCATGGAGATTTGACGATGCTAGAAACGCAGCTCTTGCAAACATTCCACTAGACATAGACTACTGTATCTCCCTCGATATGGATGAAGTGCTTACCCCAAACTGGAGAGCACCGCTTGAGAAAGCATTCTCTGCAGGAGTGACTAGGCCTAGATATAAGCATGTGTGGTCATGGAACGAAGACGGCTCACCAGGCCTTGAGTTCTCCTACGACCACATACATTCTAGAAAGAATTACAGATGGAAACACCCAGTGCATGAGACTCTAGTTAGCTATGGAATAGAAGAAACACAGATGTTTTTGAACGACATAGAGACACATCACTATCCAGATCAGCAAAAAAGCAGGGCACAGTATTTGCCACTTCTAGAGATGTCAGTAAAGGAAGATCCATATAGCGATAGGAACGCCTACTACTACGCTAGAGAGCTTTTCTTCTATGGACAGTACCAAGAGGCGGCAAAAGAGTTTAAACGTCACCTCGGGCTTCCTACGGCCGTCTGGGCACCAGAGCGAGCAGCATCTATGAGATATCTGGCAAAGTGTGAAAGAAATAAGGACTGGCTATACTCTGCAATCAACGAGTCGCCTGGCAGGAGAGAAGCCCTAGTAGAGCTATCAAATATGTTTTATATAGATGGCGACTGGAATAACTGTCTAAGGTATGCCCTACAAGCTCTAGAGATAAAGGATAAGCCACTAGACTATCTCTGCGAAGAGTTTGCCTGGGGATCAATGCCGCATGATCTAGCCTCTATTTCACAGTATAACCTCGGCAACACCAGAGAGGCTATTTTGCACCTAGATCAGGCCCTAGCCATGGATCCAGAGAATACAAGGCTAAGAGCAAACTATAAAATACTGACCGAAGAACTACAGAATAATAATCTAAACTCTGATATAATTAGTGAATAAACAATACTGGGGATGTCATGTTAGTAATCGCATTACCCGAAAAAGCTACCACACTGTAGATGGTTCAAGAAATCATCATGGTGGTGTAGGCAATCTACAAACACAGGATGAGACATATATGTGTCGCCAATTACTGTGAGATTAAAATAAATAAATAGGTTGGCTTGAGATGCTCTGTCAGAAATGGCAGGGCATTTCTATTTATCTAATCTTTATTGTGGTAAAATATAACATAATGATAAATCCATCAAATAGCTACGCAGAAAAAATATTTAGCGAACATCCGTTAGCTCTTTGGGCACTCGATGACAAATCAGACTATATATCACTAATAGATCCATCCGAAGTTAATCTAGTAAGTTGGACTGCTACAGGAGTAGACGCCCCAGTTGCGTGGGACATAACTTTTCAAGATGAGCCATCACTAGATAGCCCAGTAAACAAGATAGTGGGAATGCTACCAGTCGGGGCAGTTGGCCAGGTAAAACTAGTTAGCCAGGATATCAACAACTTCTCTCAGCTGAGCGAAGACATGGAGACGTTCTCAATAGGAATGTTCGCATACTCAACCCACGAATACATAACAAGCTACGACATTGGATACGAGTATACAAATCCGCTAACAAGCACAGTGGTTGAAAAGGTTACAAACTATCTAACTGGCATTAGCAACAAATGGGTGTTTATCTCAGACACGTTCGACATAGTAGATGCACCATTAAACTTTAGAATTGTATTCAAAATAAATTATAGAAATGCAGGGGCAATTCCCGAAGGATACACCTTCTATACAAATGGGCTTAGCGTGGGGCAGTGGTCAGAAGAGTTCTCAGCAACCTCAACTGGAGTAACTCCAGTTCAAATACCAAATAACATAATGTCAGTATCTGGATATGGAATAGAGGCAAAGGCCTACGGCCTGAACTCAGCATCGAGTGGATACTACATGGCAGATTCAGATGGCCGAAAGCTTCTGGCTAAAAACACAAACGTCCCAATGGTCTTTGGAGCAAGTGGAATAACCGAAATAACCCCACACAGCACAGAGGGAGCCCCATCCCTGATCATCCCTGGGTATGGATTCTTGAATGAGTTTGGTAAATACAAGAACTTTACTGTAGAGATGTGGCTTAGAGTAAAGTCATCAGCTACAGAGTCTAGAAGAATTTTCGGACCAGTCAACTCTTTGTCAGATTTTGGAGACGGTATCTACGTCAGCGGACCATTCATCAAGATAAAGGTTGGCGACAACATAGGCACACACTTCGTTGGAGACTGGTCTAGACCAATGCTTCTAGACTTCAAAGTTGGAGATGGAATAGCTGGGCTAATGATAAATGGTGACCAGGTAATCTCCATGCCACTTAATACAGAGTCTATAGACTTCAATCCAAGAACCGTAATCGACGGTGGAATAGAGAAGAGTAATGACTGGCTAGGATTCTACGCATACTCCGACGTAGACAGAATAGAGATTGACTGTGTAGCTATCTACAGCTATCAGGTTTCATCTACTCTAGCCAAGAGAAGATTTGCATACGGACAGGCCGTAGACTTTCCAGAGAATAGCAACACCGCCTTCGGAGGAACCTCTACATTCATAGACTACCCATTCGCTGAGTACACAAACAATTATTCATATCCAGATATTGGAAAATTTGGTCAGGGCATAGTCGAGAACTTGTCAGTCGATAGTGGATCGATATCATCTCCAAACTATCAGCTACCAGAGCTAGTGCTTAAGGACGCTACAGCAACAGAGTCCGAATGGAAAGCCTTCAACTTCCTTGTATGGGAAGGAAGCTATTTAGACGATCCAGACTACGTGGCACCATTCATAAGAACTTCGCCATCAGTTGTCTCTGACGGATACCTCTACTTAGAGAGGCTCAATCCACTAACTAAGAATCTGCGTGGCATATATGGTCTGTTTCAAATAAATGATTTAAGTAGCGACGATCAGGTATTATTCAGAATTGAAAATAATATAAATGGAAACTATTTTTCAGCAGTTTTAAATGGAGAAACTGTCTCCTACTATCTAAAGTACGGGTCAGACTCGGAGCAGCTGCTATACATAGAGTCTGGAATAACTGCTTTTAGCATATTCTTTGCTGGAGTAGACATAGAGTCTATAGTCGATTATTTTGGAAGAAACGTAGCCTCATTTTTTGGAAACAGAAGTCAGCTAGAGATATACATAGGATCCGATAAGGCATTTGAGAACCCATTCCTAGGAAACCTATACAAGTTTGGATTTTGTTCAGAAAAGAACTTTAAGAAGATCTCGTCAGTATTCAATAATGACTTCTCTAAGCAGAGTACAGCAGATGCTGGAGGAGACTACTTCGGAGAGGCATCCTCGCACTGGTCCTCAATATTAGATGGAGGAGTCTCATCATCATTTATGGTGTCGGATGCATTCTTGCACACGGCTAGCTATACCATAATTCCAAAGATAGCCTTCGGAAACTTCAGCCTGGACATAGCCATAGACTCTTACTGGGAAGACTATCTCCCACTCACCTACTTCGCTCAATACGTATCTGACGAGTTTGGAAATAAGTACTACGACTTAGACTTTATTCAGTTTAACACTGGATATCCTAACATCGTGCATCAAGAAAGTCCATCGGTAGACGCATACAAGACATCAGTAAGAACCTTCGTGACATTCAGATTCGATCTAGACAAGAATATCAATTACGAGAACACCTACGTCAATACGGCAACGATGACAGACAATAAAGTCGTTAGTCCTGGAACGCACGTTATCGGATATACCCAGGGGATCGATCCACAGCCAATCTACGACGACTTCATGAATACCAAGTACGAAGTAACAGACGGCTCAATCATATACCCACCTTATGGTGTAAACATAGAGAAGATGTCTATGGCAACACACATAGATATTGTAGTAGATGGCATAAAGTCAAACCCAATAAGGATAAAGACTCTGCAGTATGCTTCAGAGGCTTTTAATAGCGTTGTGCCTAATCCTATAGGAACAAGATTTGGAAACAAAATCTATCCGTATATTAAGTATGGGGCTTACTACGATTACAAGAGCAGGAACCCCTTTAGAATATACAAGGGCAGCACACCATACCTGTACCTGACAGACTCTAGCGGAATTGAGAAGGTAGATCCTTACAACCCGAGAATAGACAGTGGTCTAGCTATTCCAGTAAACTCTAACTTGTCTTCACAGTACAAGGCTATCGCCATGCAGCTAGCAATTAAGTATAAGCAATCTAGATTCCCAGAATCTGCCATGCAGATTTTTGAAATAGAGAGTAAAGACGCTCACATAAAATTCTACCTAGTGGCAAATGATACTTCTGGAAAAAGAGGAAGAATCTATGCCATTAACGCAAAGACTGGAAAGTTTGAGAATGGTATCGCCCTGTACGTAAATGGCAAGGTAGTTAGAGATGCAGTAATATCTCTAAACTGCTGGGCGCTTTTTGGAATAGGGTTCTCAAATCAGCTAGACTTTAACTCGTTCCAGGGAGCAATCAGAATAACTGGAAACATTCTGACTAACATGATCTCGGTATACAAGTCTACGACCCTTCAGGAGCTTCAGAGAACATCTTATAGATCTTGGAATGGTGTTGTCTACTCACCGTTTGGATCGCTCTTCTGGGGTCAGTGGACAAATGCCTTCAACTGGAACGGTGTTTTGGTTGCAGCTTCGTCAGAGTTTTTCGGCATCGACCCAGCAAACATTTATAAAACCTACACAGGAACTAACAAGATTATAGTGGATGACGACAGACCGCTAACCTTATATGGCTATGAGTACGGCATGTATGAGTACAAGCCAACACAGACTCAAATCATCGACCCAGTATAGTATGGTATACTAGTGGTTATGAATGATAAATTTCCTAACCAAATTGGTGAGTCAAAGATCACAGTTCTAGATAAACAGTACGACTGGGGTATTTATTTCTGGAAAAAGGCTAACGGAAAGCCATTCACTGACGGTAACGGAAGCGTTCTAAACATTCCATCTCACCGTGGAGATGCCCTTCAGATCAGAAAGCTCGAACAAGAAGCTAAGGCTCTTGGCCAGGGAGATGGATCATATGAGTTCATGCCTGGCGTCGAAAGAGTAACAGAAGACGAGTACGCAGAGCAAGTAGAGCGTATGAAGAGTGGGCTAATTCCAAACCTAAACGACCTTGGTGCAGTACAGGCAGCTAAGGACACTATTGCTATGTACGGAAGTGACGACTAATGTCAGAAGAATACCAGATCCCATATATCAATATGGAGGTGCCAAACTTCGATCCAGAGGTCGATGTTTTCAAGGCACAGGACCCATTTGCAAAAACATGGTCAGACCTAAAAGACTTTTCTGGAATAGAGAAGAACTTTAAGCGTCGCTCAGACAGAATTGAAAAGCTTAACAATGACCCAGTAGTCGAGACTACCATGGGCTACAACAACGTAGACGTTCTATCGTCAGTTTACCTAGACAGCGCTCTTGCTGTACGATCTGGAGAAAACGGGGCACACTCAAAGGAGATCAATCCTGGTAGAGTATACCGAAACGGATACGGCATCTTTGACGTAATTACTCCACCATGGAACCTATACGAGCTAGCAAACTACTATGACACATCATTCGCAAACCACGCAGCTATTGACGCAAAGGTAGAGAACATCGTTGGCCTAGGCTACGACTTTGATGTAACAAAGAGAACCATGATGTCCCTAGAGGCTTCAGAGAACCCTACTGCGGTAGAGAAGGCACGTAAGCGTATAGAACGTGCAAAAGTAGAGCTTCGTGATTGGTTAGAAAAGTTGAACGACGACGATTCATTCACCAACACGTTGATGAAGTTCTTTACAGACGTACAGGCTACTGGAAACGGTTACCTGGAAATCGGTAGAACAGTCAAGGGTGAGATTGGGTATGTCGGACATATTCCTGCCACAACCATGCGTGTTCGAAGACTTCGTGATGGATACATTCAGATTATTGGAAACAAGGTTGTTTACTTCCGTAATTTCGGGGCAAAGAACCAGAACCCAATAACTAATGATCCACGCCCAAATGAGATTATTCACTATAAGGAATACTCTCCACTAAACACCTTCTATGGTGTGCCAGATATTATGGCAGCTATTTCGTCGCTTCATGGGGATCAGTTAGCATCGCAGTATAACATCGACTACTTTGGTAATAAGGCTGTGCCAAGGTATGTAGTTACTCTAAAGGGTGCAAAGCTATCTGAGGAGGCGGAGGACAAGATGTTCAGATTCCTACAGACAAGTCTGAAGGGCTCAAATCACAGAACTCTATACATTCCGCTTCCTCCAGATAGTGAAAATAACAAGGTCGAGTTTAAGATGGAGCCGATTGAGAACGGTGTCCAAGAGGCATCATTCAACGAATACCGTAAGCGTAATCGTGACGACATCCTTGTTGCTCACCAGGTTCCTCTATCAAAGATTGGTGGAGGCGACTCATCAGCAATTGCTGCTGCTCTTGCACAGGACCGTACATTCAAGGAGCAGGTTGCTAGACCAGCTCAGACCAACCTAGAGAAGATGATCAACAAGATTATTTTTGAAAAGACAGACATCCTAGAATTTAAGTTTAACGAGCTAACTCTAACAGACGAGATTACTCAGTCACAGATACTTGAGCGCTATGTCAAGAACCAGATCATGCTTCCTAACGAAGCTAGAGACGTTCTGGGTCTACCAAATCTTCCACATGGAGATACCCCACTAGAACTTAGTCCTCGCCAGGCAGCAGATGCCAAGGGAAACATGGCAGGGAATAAGACCAGAGACGCAGAAAGAGCTAATAACTCGTCTGACAGCACTGCTACCGTCGCTGGAAGAAATCCAAAGGGAGAGGGAAGATCTTCACAATAGTAACAAATATGTTATAATTGTTAAAAGGGTCTTATAATTAAACTACCATGACTATCATTAAAGCACACTGGGATACCGAGGGCGAAAACGTTCGTCTCTCGATGCCTTTCTCTAAAGTAGATCAGGAACGTCGTATCGTTTCTGGCTTTGCCACACTCGATAACGTAGACCGCCAGTCCGATATCGTTACCACAGAAGCAAGTCTAGATGCCTTCGCTAAGTTCCGTGGTAACATCCGTGAGATGCACCAGCCAATTGCTATTGGAAAGATGATCTCATTCAAGGAAGACAAGTACTTTGACCCAGACACCAAGAAGTTCTATTCTGGTGTTTATGTTTCTACATATATTTCAAAGGGCGCTCAGGATGCCTGGGAGAAGGTTCTAGATGGAACTTACACAGGATTCTCAATTGGCGGCAGAATGAATAAGTGGGACGACGCTTATGACGACGGTATGAACAAGGCCATTCGCATCATTAAAGACTATACTCTGCTAGAATTGTCTCTAGTAGATAGCCCAGCAAATCAGTTTGCGAGCATTCTATCTGTACAAAAGGACGTCAACGGCGTTTCTGTTGTAAAGGGTGACAATGCAGACGTCGCAATTGAAAATGTTTTCTGGGACAAGGAATCAGGCCTAGTGCTAGTTTCAGAGAATGAAGTTGAGGCAAGCCCGACTTCTGGTGCACCCATGCAAAATATAGGTTTCGTTGAAAAGCTAGATAACGAAAAAACAGATATGATAAAGTTCTTAGTTGATAGTGCTAAAGGCATTAAGACAACTGAGATTAACAAGGAGGTAAGTCCTATGACTGACACAACAAATGATGTAGTAGAGACTGCTGTAGAAGCGGTAGAGGTTGAAGCCACTACCGAAGATGCAGTAATCGAAGAGACTACAGTTGAAGAATCAGAGGTCGCTCCAGAGGCAGAAGCAGTTGCAGATGTTGCAGATGCAGGCGTAGAGAAGGGTGAAGTCACCACTTCATCTGTTACAGTGGAAGAGGCTGCAGATGTAGCTGAAGACAATGAAGCAGAAGAGTCAGCAGATGAAACAATCGCCCCTGTTGCTAAGTCGGACAGCTTTGAGACTGCTATTGCAGATGTCAAGGATGTAGTCACAAAAGCCTTTAGCGACCTAACAGCAGTTGTTCAAGCACAAGCTGAACAAATTGCAGAATTAAGCAAGTCTATCGTTGCAGTAAAGAATGAGGTAACTGCAAGCAAGGACGTGTTCGATGAGTTTGGAAAGAGAGTTGACGCTGTAGAGGCAGATACCGCTTTCCGTAAGTCTGGCGATCTCGGAGAGATCGTTCAGGATCAGCCTGAAACTCAGGTTGAAAAATCCCTATGGGGCGGACGTTTCCTCAAAACAGCCGATCTATTTAAATAAATCAAAAATCACTATAGGAGGTGAACAATATGTCGGAAGAAATTATTAAGAATCAACCAGGTACAAGCACTGATATCGGTGGTACCGCACCAGGTCTTTACCAAGGACAGGGTGCCTTCGCATCAGGTTCAGATGCTGGAGACAACGTTCCAGGAAATTACCTAAACGGTGCCGCAGTTGGAAACATTCCAACCGCTGCATTCGGTGTAACAACTGGTCCAAACGCAGTTAATCCTTCGGGAGATGCTGGTTCTGGTATCCTGCGTCCTGAGCAGGCTCGTCGTTTTATTGACTACGTATGGGACGCTACAGTCCTTGCTAAGGATGGACGTAGAGTTACCATGCGAGCAAACACCATGGAACTTGAGAAGGTTAACGTTGGAGAGCGTGTAATTCGCGCAGCTGCACAGGCAATTGGTGACTACACCAACGCTGGTGCAACATTCACCAAGGTTGAGCTTACCACCAAGAAGATTCGTCTTGACTGGGAAGTTTCAGCAGAAGGTCTTGAAGATGGTATTGAGGGAGGTGCTCTTGAGGACCACCTAGTACGTCTAATGACAAACGCTTTTGCGAATGACATCGAAGACCTAGCAATTAACGGTACTGGTAACTCAGGTGACGGCGCATTCCTAGGTATCATGGAGGGCTTTGTAAACAAGGTTAAGACCAACGGAGATGCTCACGAAGCAGTAGTTACAGTCGCTAATAACGAGTGGACCACTGACTCACTACAGAAGATCATCACCGCTTTGCCTCGCAAGTACCGTGCACTTAAGTCAAACCTTAAGTTCTACGCTGGTACTGACGCATTCCAGGGCATCGTTAAGAACAACGGTACCCTAGCTGACGCTATTGCCGAGGCATTTGCTGGTACTCCAGCAGGTACCCCTGCTAACCGCCAGGCATACCTAGACGGTGCTGCTCAGACATTCGGTGGTGCTCGCACTACCCGTGTTCTAGGCGTAGACGTTCAGGAAGTTCCTTACTACCCTGCAGGTTATGTAGACCTTACATTCCCTCAGA